AGGACGAATTACAGCCAGCACCGCAGCCAACTGTTCAACAGTTTTGGGTTTCATTTTACGAAGAATATCACCGTGTGTTGACAAGTGGAATACTTGGTCAACAAACTCGTCATGCTCTAACAGTTCCCACATTGGCTCTGTTTCCATGAGCTGTACTAGGTGCTCTTCGTCGCGAACTCCTTCGTAGATGCTGACGTTGAGGAAGTCAATCTTAAAATAGCCTCGCTGGTCTGCTGTCTTGTAATCAATAGTAGAAATGTTTGTAAATGGGTTGTGTGGAATCTCGTTAGCATACACACCTGTATTGTGCTTTTTGCCGTTTTCGAGAGCAGCTACACGATGCTTAATCCTGTTGAGCACAAGATCTCTGTCAGCGAAATCGATATCTATATCTGGCATTAGTCTATCTCCGAGCTGTACAGATAGGTCGCTGTTGACACGTCGTACGGCGTAGTAAGCCCGTAATACGCAAACTCATCGTCGACTATTACTCGAAGGACCCTACCTCCGTCTAAAAATTTAATCCTGTCCATTAGTTACCTATTCGTGTTTTTAGTCTTTCAGCTAACTTTTCTATCTCAGTGTCTGTGAGATATGTGTCGATGTGTATATCGTAGTAGTTAGGTTGGCAAAACACCTTGTTTGTGTCGTCGAATCTACCTTCGGTAATGGTGTCAACCCAAATTGTTATGTCTGGGCGGAATGATAATCGGGCTTCGTCAGTTGGACACACGAAGTCGCATATAACAGTGCTGCCGCAACCGACTTCATAGTCAGCCATATTGCGCATACGATATGCTTGACGTGTTCTCGAGGACCTATCAAAGTTCCAATCATTTGACATCTTACGAACTTCATCTTCGTTGAACCAAGCACAGTTCAAATGTTTTTGCAGACGTTCTGCAAGCCATGTCTTGCCGCTACCAGGTAGCCCCATGATTAGAATTTTCATTTTTCATTCCTAGAGTTTGCTTTGTTTCACAACATCTTTTACTAGTTTCACGTCATCCTTCTGCCGCTTAAATCGAAGAGCCCAATGCTGTGGATCAAGTACATGATATACAAGGTTCAATTGCTCGTCGTTGAATTTACTTAGCATTTCTTTGCCAGTTTTACAATTTAAAATAAGCCAGGGCGATACCTTACCGTCACGAATGTGCCAAACGACTCTGTTAGGACTTGCATATAAAAAGTAATGGTTCCAGACTGAATTATTTTCTTCTGCCCACTCTACCATTGTGTTAATCGAACGTTCAAGAGCAGTTTCAACGCCTTCCTTGCGAATTAGTTCAGTAGCATACTTTTCATACATTTCTTCTCGGCACCACTGATCCAACTTAACACCACTGGTTACTACGTAGTTGATGTACTTCTCTGGGTACAGTGGCTTGACGTTGTTGACAAAGCTGCCAAACTTTACAAATGCGTTGTAATACTGACTGTTACAGAATTCTTCATACGTCTTGTCTTTCTTAGCTCCAGCACTCAGCTTGTAGAACTGATTGAATGCGTAGAAACCTAGGCGCACACGCTTCTCGTCTTTTTGAAGCGCTCGTCTTTTCTTCTCGCAGACGTGACTCATAAGAGTCTTTTCTCTTACGAACCCTGTTTTACAGTATTCACATCTGTACGGTTTCTCAGAGCTTGACGCCTTCGATGCCATGTTCTTCAGCCAGTTGTTTGAGTTCTTTCTTTGTAGATAGTCCAGCAAGTAATTCTACCTCATCTAATTTCATGTTAGGGTAAATGCGTTCAAGTAACTTTACTGCTTTGTCGTTATTGCCGCCTTTCTTCTTAAAGCCAATCCACTGATGAAATTCAATCTTCTCAGTGCCTCCACTTGCACACAACAGTTGCCACATTAACTCTGGATGGCCGTTGTCTTTGCCTACACCAATGTCGTTGAAGTGTTTGTTGTAATATTCGTTGGTTTTCATTATAGCTAGCTCTTGTTTTTCACGTGAGCCGTTTACTGAGCTTACATACCTATTCAACAGCCAGAAACTAACCTGTTTCTTTTCGTCGTCATCAAGTTCTTTCCACACACTCTTGCCGTTCATGTCAATTGCAGCAAGAATGTCTTTGATTGGTAATTTATTCGCCATCTGGTTTCCTTACTGGACGAGCAGTCTTGTTACCGTCTTCGTCAAACCACATTGATTTCATCTCGACAATCTTTTCGGAATCTTGTCTAGTTCGATCGATATACATTACCATTGCAGCGTTCTCGTAGTTGTTACGAGGTGCGTTGTTGTATTGCTCCATAATTCCTGTATACGTTTCATGTTCAGTTGTAAGCCCATTGTCTTTGTACGGGCCTGTGACAAACACTTCAGCTAGTTCAACTATGTTGCTTACGTTCTCAAACGTTAAGCCTTCGTACGGGTCTTTCATTTCTTTTCCTCGCTATATTCACTCTTAACAGTATAGTACACTGTAAGCAATTTGTCAAGATGACTTTTGACTGTAGGGTTTTGTTCTGCAACGTGTTCTATGTGCCTCCAGTTTATCACGTTGTGTTTTGGCGGAGGGAAGAAATAGTCTTCTGTCACTGCGTTACTGCTTCCTACTATCCATCTCGGTCTTTGATTATGAGGAGGGTTTCTGTACCTTGCGTAAACTGTGTCACCGTCTCTCTCATATATTAGTTCTTCGCCTGGAATTAATCCGCCCATTAGAATAGATCCGAGTAGCTGATTACTTCACACTGCCTACTGATGTCTTTTACAAAGTAAGCACATAACGGCTCTGGCCCGTCTGATATAGGCACTGCAAGTAACTGACCGTTTTTCATTTTAGGAAAATACCATTTGACGTCTGAATAAAAGTTTACTATTTCGAACTCTTCAAACTCTACACGATATCCTGTAAGCGGATTGAACAAAAATGCTTCGAATCCTCTGTCGTTGACGCTCGTCAACGGTAAAACTTCAATGTCGTTTCCGGTCTCAGAACAACCTATGGCCATACTCCAGTCTACTGGCATTGTTATTTCTTTTCCGTTGATACGCAAAACGATCGCAGGTGCGCTAAAGGACTCTAAGAAAATTAGAGGAATCCAAAAGAAATCTGGGTCTCGCGGGTCGCTATTGTCTAATACAGCAAATCGAACATCCTCTTCTAGTTCGTCTGGCAGTTTGTCTAACTTAAAGCATTTATTGTCTAGGGTTAAGATACGAATTTTAGTTCTCCTTACTTCTTTTTAGGCTTTGTATCTTGCCAGTCTACCTTTTCGATAGTAAAAGGATATTGAGCTTCTTTATAGAATTTCTTGCGTTGTGTAAGGTGCCGTTTGGCAAACTTACAGGTAGAAGTAATATCCCATATCTGTACAAAGTCTTTGTCCTTGGCTTTACGTACACCACGTCCAATTGACTGGATTACACGAGTAAAACTCTTACCTGGTTCGATTAACACCAAGTTAAAAATACGCGGAATGTTGAGCCCTACGGCTGCTACCCCGTATGTGGCGATGATTACTTCGTTTGTACCTTCGCGGATCGTGTCATATGTTTCTTTACGATCGTTAACCTTAACCGAGCCACTTATAAAGGTACTTCCTGGTATCAGTTTTGCAAGCTCTTGTCCTGCTGATATCCTGTCTACAAGAATAAGCGTGTTGCCTGATTCTTTTATCTTGTTAAACACACTGGCTAGATACTCTAACCGTTCTTGGTCAGTTACAAGGTACTTGAGTTCTGACTGATAATCACGGAACGCCTGTACGTCCATCAACTGCATTATGTTAACGTGACAGTTTGACAGCACACCCTTGTCTTGTAATTCTTTAGCAGTTACCTTGCCAATGACCGGGCCAAGGCTTGCGTGTATGCTCTCAAACTCAAACGGCTCTTTTGGCACGGTGCCAGTCAATCCCCAACGAATAGGAGCATTACGCAGGTTCTGAGTGAGGATCTTTTTAAGTACTTCTGCCTTGGCTTGATGCACCTCGTCCACAATAACAGTAGCAACACCTTCAAGGAACTCTGCCAGGCTCAGTACACTCTCACCTGCTTTGTTTTTCTTGTCAAGAATATTGAGTGACTGCCACGTACAAATTGTATGCGTTCTGCCTAGTTCCTTTCTATCGCCAAAGTATACACCTACGTCAACACCGCAGTTTATGTAGTCTTCTTCTGTTTGTGCTACAAGACTCTTGTTAGGAACGATTACAAGACTTCTACCGTATGGCTCTGTCAGCTTGGACAGCGTGGCCGTGATAATTGTCTTACCTGCACCTGTTGCAACTTCTTGTAATGCTTGAGGATTTACTAAGAAGTTGTTGATGACTTCTACCTGGTAGTCGCGAAGTT